TACAGGAGCCGAACGCTGCTCGGACTCGCCAAACTGGCTGAAAAGGGGGTAGAACGGGCGATTGACGCAAATCTCAATATTGAGAATTGGCAGGATGCCAAGATCGCGGCCGATATTGCAATAAAGTTGCATCAAGTCGGCCAGGAAGGTGTTCAAGTGAACATCTGCAATGCGTTCGCCGACATGGACGAGGGAAAGCTTGTTGAGACTGAGGCGGAAATAATGGACGACGAGGGATCGCGGGATAGCTATTTCATTGATGCTGAGTGAGTTGTGAGGGAAAGAGGGGAAGCGTCCAAGTACTCTTTAGTTTCATTGTGTGTAGCTAATACATTGTGCATACAAGGATGGAGCTTGGAAGCGTGGCTCGTGAGGGGCGCGACCTTGACTAGAGCGACCTACCACGCCCGCCCCTCCCATGCACCCCGGCCATGAGCGCATGATATACGATTAGCCCCACATAATTTTCCTCCTTCTCCTTGAACTTTACGGTAGCCATGATAAGCTTTCTTCATGTCATCCCCTCGTCCATTCCTTGATCTCTCCGGCCAGCGCTTCGAGCGTTTGGTTGTGGTTGGTCGCATGCCGAATCTCAAGGGTGTCTCCCAAACGGTCTGGCATGTTCGCTGCGACTGTGGCGAGGAGAAGTTCGCGGTTCTGTACAGCTCCCTGATGAGCGGTAGAACGAAGTCCTGCGGATGCCTGCATCGAGAAGTGCTTTCCCAACGGGGGCCAAGGCTTCAGCGCGCTTCAGTCAATCCTGATGGCAAGATGCGCCTTTACGAGTGGAACGGGGAGAAGCTGTGCCTGACTGAGGTATGCAGGCGGGAAAATGTTTCCTTGAGCAAGGTAAATGGTCTTTTGGTGGAAGGCCATAACATCCATCATGCGGTTCGGAAGAGCTATGGGAATCCCTTCATTGAGACGGCAAAGACCCTTGGATGCGAGGAGCGCCCAAAGCAGACCAAGACCAGGAGGCTTGCCTGTGGAACAGACTTGTTCAACGTGGAACGCGAGAGGATTAAGCACAACGCATGGCTGCGCAGGTGCATGGCGAAATGCGCTGAGAAAGGTCTGACGTATCGCGGGCCTTTACCGACTGCCTAACCCCTCCCAAATTTTTCTCCTCCCAACTTGAACTTTATGATTCAAGGTTTAGGGTTGGAGTCTCATGAAAATCATCACCCATCGCTCCCTGATTCGCACTGTTGCAAAAAGGTGGCGGATCAGTCCGAGAAGTTTAAGCCGGATGCTGCTTATTTCTCTGGCGGCAAAATGAGGGAAAAGAGCAAGGTTGCTGAAGCCCTCGACGCCTTAAACAAAGAGACTGCCAGCATACAGGACGTGGAGGCCATCATTGGCAATGGATCATGGACTCGCCTAACCTGCGATGAATGCTCATCCGAAGTCGATGCCGTGATTCGGATGGGGCAGGAGCCAGATTACGAAAGCAGCACAGCCCTCCTCTGCTTCTCCTGCGTGAAGAAAGCCGCTGAGATGATCAACCGCTCCACCCCTCTCACCGGCAAATGGAATCCTGATGCGTGGGAGGCTTGCGAGAAGGAGGCATGAAACTCCTTGCATTCCTTCCCGAATAACTGTAAGGTTGGTGTTACAGAGAATGAGCAACCACCGACCAATTCCAGCGGGTGATTCCGCAACCAATTTGTCTGCCGTGGATGTGCTTCCCGAAGTATGTCGCCAAAACGGATTGGGATTACCCGACGAGAGAGTAGTGGCAGAAAAGCGCAAAAGAGCACTTAATCCAATGTGGCGGAACTCAGTTCCAAAGCTGGACTTTTGCGGCGGCAGGCAACCAATTCCCTTGTTCGCAATCTCGTATTGCGAAGCTGAGTAGCATCGGCGGATTGCTACACGTGACGCCCTTCACGGAAGTCTGCTCGACTAGAGCATGGGCAACTTTCCCACCCAAAACGACATGACCAAACTCCAAGCATCCATCGCCAACCTGATTGGCTCGACAAAGAACTTCAACGCGCAGATCGAGCGGTTGGAGGCAAAGGTGAAGGCTGAGCGGGAAACCGCTTTCTCCAAGATCGGCCCTATGCTCAAAGCCTTGCGCAAGGAGCGCTATCTCAAGCAGTCAACACTCAGCAGGCAGATCGGCATCAGCGGCCCCACGTTGTCTCAGATTGAAAGCGGTGACGCTGTGATCAGCCTTGCTGTCTTGGAGAAGATCGAGAAATGGCTGGGGGAGAACGCATGAAAGTCTTTCCCTCACTTCCGCAGCACCTTGAAGATGAAGCCTTGGCTGATTTTGACCGTCAAGGCGATCAAGTGCCGCATCCATTCTCAGCCGAGCTTCTGAACAGCGATGATCCGTCATTAGCTCACTTCAAACGCGATCTGTTCTGGTTCGTGTTCGGATATGCGCAGGCTAAGGGTTGGACATCCTGCGAGAAAAGGATGGCTCAAGCCAAGAACTCATGAAATCCATATTCCCGCTTGAACCTTACGCTAATACGTGCTAGGGTTGGTGGATGAACAAACTCCCGCTTAAAACACGCAAGCGCCTGCGCAGGGTCTATCAGGATGCTGCATCAATCTGGCAGCCCATTGCTGGATGCCAATTAGATCACGATGTTGACCTTTGGATAGAAATAAGACCAAGTTCTCGCTCAATGGGTATTGGGGATTCATTCAGGGCGGCAGATTGCTTTAAGATTAAAGGAAAATGGCACCACATGTATAACGGCGAGCCAAAAGAGATTTGCAGTGATTACATCACCCACTTCATGCCAATCCCTCAACCACCACCATGACAACCTTCCTCATCATCTACCTCATTCTCGGCCTCATCGCCGCTCCGCTCAGCTACGGGATGACGCTGGCTTATTGGTGGAATGAATCTCCGATTCTGAAGTCTGAGGTAAAAGCGGCTGGTTGTATTGCTGTGGCAGTATTCCTTGCGTGTTATGCGGTTGTTCTGCCTCCAGCGGCTATCGTCATCTATTTTCTATCCAACCGCGCCCGTCACGGCCTCTTGTTTCGCAACCCATCAAAGTATCTATGACAACAATCAAAGACATCAAAAAAGAGCTGAAAAGATTAATCAAGATGATGAAGTCTTTTCGACATCCAGGATCGCCTGATGGTATTCTGGTGCTGCACATGGCGCTATTGAAAGCAATTGAAGGCCTTGAGCATGGTGATGACGCCATGAAAACACTCGCCTCCATCATCAAGATTTGGGAGGAACAGAAGTGATCCGCAAATCCGACACGCCAAGGACTGACTTGGAAGAGGCGACACAAACTCAAAGGTTTGGAGGATACATGGTCAAATCAGCTTTCGCCCGCCAGCTTGAGCGGGAGAATGCCGCGATGAGTGAGGTGATTAAGGAGGCGCACGCCGCCATTGCTGCAATCTACAACCCGATTGGAGACGAGACTCCGACGAGCGGAAACCCGTGCATCACGCCAAAACCTCAACAGGGCAGAGCGCTTGCTGTAGTCCTCGCCAAACTTTCCCCTTTCCTCCAATGAACCCCTACTCAACTGACCCATCCCAAGATCAAGACGGCAAGGAGGACGCTTTCCGAAAGGCCACGGCGGATGTTTTTGAAAGCGATCATCTTGTTGCCGTTACGCCAGACCCAACAGTTGAAGAGCTTGTTAAAAAGCTTCAAGACACTGAAGCGGCATGGCTGCGAGACTGGCGCGAATGGCGGTCTAAAACCCAGAATCTCCGAGAAGAACTCCATGCTGCAAACCGGCAGATTGCCAGCATGATTCGCCACGATCAGGCAAATCTCGAATCTGATTCGATTGTGGCGTCATGCAATTGCCACGTAAAAACCAATGAAGTGTTATTTCATAAGCCGGGGTGTAAGTATCGCCTGATTTCCGAAAGGGATGAAGCTCGCAAAGAACTCGACAACCTCAAAGCAGGCACAATCCACTCTTGCGGCGATCACTGCCAGAGGCCGAATTGCGTTACGAGGCGGGAGAACAAAGCCATGCGTGAGGCGATCAGGGAGGCTCACATTCAAATCAGATACGCAGAGGCAAGCTTTGCGGGCATGGCTATAAGATTGCATCCATCAGACCCATCAAATGATGCTGTCCTGCTCAGAACAGGCAACGCCCTCGCCAAACTCAAACCATTTATCTCGTGACTATCCTCTTCAACGCCAGCATCTACCTCGCCGTTTTCTCGGCCATCGACCTGATTCTCTCATTTTTGATAATGCGGTGGTCGTGCCGGACGAGAGGGGTTGTTTCCTTCCAAGTGGCGACGGTTCTGGCTACCATGTCGGTGATCTGCGCTGCGTGCGCGATTGTGTGCCTGTGGGCGTGGATGCTGACTTTGTGAACAATTAGAATGTGATTCTCGAAAACACGCAGTACTAGGGTAGTACTTTAGGGTATATACACCAATCCAGAATAAGGGTAAGGTACTAGGGTAGTACCAATCTTAATTCGATCTTTTCTCTTGCAAGCAAACTTGTTTGATTATATATCCAGTAGCCGTGAGGAAAGCGAAATCAACCCGTAAAATTATGCTAGATGCCAACAGGTGGCGCGATCCTGACTTCTCATCGCTGTCCTTTAAGCATCGAGCGCTGCTGATTGCTTTAGAGTGCTTGGCTGACAAAGCCGGAGTAGTTGACTGGAATCTCGATAAGATTCATGCGGTTGTTGGTGATGGACCTGAAATTACACGTTTAGACATTCATTCAATGGGGGCGGATCATGTGGTTTGGATGCCTGATGGGTGCGCTGTTCTTTTGAGTCAGTTTATGAAAGCTCAATATGGAACCTTGAGCCGTAAATGTCCCGCTCATTCGCCAGTATGGCAGGCCATCAAGAAATGGTGGGGAGAGCGTGAGAGCATTCACCACCAAGAACCGTTCAAGGCTTTCTTTGCTGAAAAGCTCATCACTAGACACGGACCCTTAATCAAGGATGAGTACCAAGGAGGCGAGGTCCCGGCATGGAAGATTAGAGCGCTCGAAGATGCTGAATTGGTCAAGGCGGTAGTTATTCCAGAAGCATTACCGCAATGTGTTTATTGCGCCGTGAAGGACATGTTTGCGTGGCGTCAAAGGATGGTGGATAGGGCTAGAATCAGGACTGAGGGTGAAAAATGGACATGGACCAAAGAGCAGGCGGAGCATGACATTGAGCAAATTTCTAGTATGCTCAGAACGTACACGCCTGAATCTGTCGAAGCTCAGATTAGAAACATGATTCGAGGAACATCTCTTTATCTCAACCCGCCAAAGCCGTTTAGATCAAATCTGCTGTCGCAAAACAAAGGAGAAAACGATGAATGATACCAGAGAAAAAGAATGGCAGGCTATTAAGTCCAAGCTTGAATCTGCAATGCTCAAGGTAGCCAGGCTTGAGCACGAAGCCACGAGTGCAAACAGGGAGCTTCTTCAATCGTTCAAGATGCTTCGTGAGCATCTAAGTTTGTCGCAGGAACAATTGGCTAAAATCATGGGGGTTAGTCCTATGTATGTCTCTCTTCTTGAGCGTGGGAAGCGCCAATGGACAGCAAGAAATGTAACTCGGCTCATCAACCCGCTTTTTGACATCGCAATAGAATCATGAACCAACAAGCCTACGAACAAGAACTCGCAGAACGCCAGCGCAAGCACTACGAGGAAATCGAAAAGCACGCGCAACCTGAATGGAAGCCTTGCCTTGATGACGAGTGTCCAACATGCCACGGAACCATGCTCAAGCTTGATGGTTCGCCGTGCATACATTACCACAGGTGCGACTGCTCTAAGTGCCGCGAGCGCCCGTCTTTTAAGATGTCGGAGTTTTTCTTGAAGCAAGACATCAGGCAGCTCACTCCCTGCATCGGGACTCCAATGCCATGACCTCCATCCCCACCCTGATTAATTCCCTTCACATCCTCGCCCGCGACATCAAGTCGGAAGATGGCGTTGCGAATGTCGCCATTCTTGAGGCCGCACAAGTCATGCAGGCGATGTATAACGAACTGAAGGAGGGATGCTTTTACGCATTTGCAAAATGCTACGACCGTCATGGCTATTCTTTGGACGTGAATTGGGAAACCGCCATCCGCGACATCAACTACCGCGATGCTCCACTCTATCCGACAAGCGACGAGGCAGTTGACGCGGCCATTAGAAGTAGGTTGACCGCGCCTATCCTTACGCTATAATCCGATATTATGGCTTTTCACAAGGTAGATTTGACAGGCAAAGTGTTCGGACATCTTACGGCGCTTTCCCTAATCGAGCGCAACAAGTTCGGCAACTCGCGCTGGCTGTGCGTGTGCGCGTGCGGAGAGATGACCGAAGGCTACTATCAGCACCTTGTCCAAGGCGAGAAGCGAAGCTGCGGGAAATGCGGATTGATCAAGCGAGGGATGAAAAAAGGAGCGAAGAGGAAAAAGAAGGCTTGAAGTTTACGCTTTATTGCGTGAGCTTTGGGGATGGAAACGAATGAAGTTGTGCCGACCATCTCTCGAACATGGTTTTTTCTGGAGGAAAGACTTGGTGTAGATGGCAAAATCCAATTTCGATGGGATTGCTCAGACAAAAGATTTATCAGTCCAGAATTTCCCTCTAGCGAAGAGGCTCGGAAATGGCATTTCGGCCCGCCTGGTATAGCCGAAAGAAGCAAATTACTCAATCCTATGAACGAAAACGAACCGCCAACAGAAATCATCGAGCGCCCTTCTCCCGACACCGATCTTGACGAGCCGCTTCCTGAGCGGAAATGCAGCCTTGATGGCGAGGCGTGTGAAAGCTGCCAGTAACTTTATGGATTCACTCACCGAAGAAGCCAAAGCCATCGTTTCTGGCGACCGCGCCAACGACTATGGCGACGTAAACGAGTCCTTTTCTCGCATTGCAGAGCTTTGGAGCGCTTATGTTAATGCCTCTATTTCGCCTTGGGATGTCGCTCAGATGATGATCCTGCTCAAGGTAAGCCGCGCCAAGACGAGCCGGAAGCGCGATACGCTGGTGGACATCATCGGGTATGCGGAGTGTGCGGGGAGGTTGAACGCCTTGGATTAGCGAACCGTACACGACATGTTCTGGCTTGATAGGCGCTAGGATGACATCATAATATGCAATATGGAAGAGATTAAAGCCGACCTCAAAGCCGTAAAGAATGCCGTTTTTGGGAATAATGAAGACCCTAAAAGGCAGCCTGGAATCTTGCGCGAGCTTTCCACTTTGGAGGCTTCTGTGAAGATCACGAACTCCACGCTGGCAGAGATGCGCGGGGACCAGAAAAAGCTGTTATGGCTCGCCCTTGCCGGTGTGGTTGGAGCAGTGTTGCGGCTGGTGATTATGCACTGAGGATCCATATGAAGACACAACAACCAGCCCAGAGTGGCTCCCCGCATCCGATTTGTTCAATCCATGTTGTGCTTGCGAACCTAGCATTATATGTGCTTAAACTCGAAGAAGCTCCATGCTCGGCTCAATCACATTTCGATCATGCGATGTTCGCCCTGTCGGAGATGTGTACAGACTGGAAGCCGAGTGATTCAGAAGTGATAAAAGTCATTCAAGAAGCACGCGAACACATGGCTCTCTATTTTGAGAAAGCTAAAACTCCTTGGCCTAACCAAAAGCTCGCCGACGCATAGCGTTCGGCGCAGCGCTCGTTCTCATTATCATGACCATAGAAGAAATGCTAGAATGCCGCCACGAACTCAAGCTCGCATGGTGTGAGCCTTGGGAGGCATGTGGACCGGAAGGCAACAGGCTTGATGCTCACATTGAGCTACGAGCCACGGTTCATGATTGCGTAAACATGGCTAGGCTTGCGGCTAAAGCTCAGGGCTTTCCGACGATGGGAAATGATGCCAATCACCTGCTTGATTTTATAGCTGTCCATTGGGCTGAGCCCGTAAAATCGCCTTGAACAACCGTAAACTTCGGTTATGCCTGCCGAATGAACAGGCAAATTTCCCTAAAAGGAAAGACTTTTGGCAAGCTCACGGTCATTGAATATCTAAGCAAGAACCAGTGGGGGAACTCCATCTGGCTATGCGAATGTGAGTGCGGAGATAAAAAAAAAGTGCCGTACCAGCGATTGACCACCGGACAGACTAGAAGCTGCGGATGCCTAAGAAAGAAGGGGTCTGACCGTAAATTTAATTCTTGACGCCATAATCTTCGTAAGGCAACAATGCGGGCACTTGCTTATTTGAGCAGTGCCCGCTAATGATTTTAACTAAACAACAAGGCTCTGTTTCGCCATCCACTCTTCCTTCGATTATCAATCAGGAGACGGGCGAAATCAAAATGCGCAACCGCATTTCGTCTGCGTCTGAGCTGGCATCGACGTTTCAAGCACTGTTCATTTCGGACTTTCAGGCAAGCAGGGCAAGAGCCTTGGTTCAGTCTGAAGTTGATGGCAACCCGCCGTACTCAGAATCAGAGGATCGCAAGTTTGGACTAGGTGGAAGAACCAATGTCAATTGGGGCTATCTCACCCAAAGCCAACAGGACGTTGAAGAGCCTTACATTTCCCTTTTCGAGTCTATTGACGTTTTCGGAACGACGCCTTCGGACTACGGAACCGAGCTTGAGCGAAATCGAAACTCGCAGGTGATCGCTGAGGAAATCACTCGGATGATCAAGAATTGGCCTGATTGGCCGTTCACACTGCAAATGACCGTGCATCTTTTCACGATGTTCGGAGTCAGTTTTACGTTTCGCGAGGATCAATACGACTGGCGCTGGAAGGTTTACGACCTTTCCTTCCTCAAAATGCCGCGCCGGACTCGTGCCTGCATCAACGATGTGGACATTGTGACGTGCAAGGTCGAGATGCTGCCCTCTCAGCTTTTTCGCAAGATTGAGAATGAAGAGGCGGCAGCGCAGGCTGGATGGAACGTGGAAGCTGTTAAAAAGGCGATGAAATCGGCCACGCAGAAGGCTGCCGACACCTCAAATCCGCAGGAAATAGAGCGGACCTATAAGGATCAGGACTACTTTACCGGGCTTTCCGCCACCACCGTTGACATCGTTCATGGCTGGATTCGCGAGTGCGATGGCACCGTTACCCATCTGATCGCTCGCTACGACGGTGTGGGGGATTTCCTCTACAAGTGCGAAGGGCTGTATCAGGACATGAGCCAGCTCGTTACGGCTTACACCTATGGAGTGGGCAGCAACGGTGACTTTTACTCCATTCGTGGGAACGCTTGGCGCGGCCACAACGGTTCCGCCAGTTTGAACATGCTGACATGCAAGTTCCTCGATCAGGCATGCTTTGCGGCAACTCCGCACATCCAAGCCAGCTCCGAGGATGCCGTCATTGATCAGATGATCCGCCCTCGTGGGCCTTACAATGTGGTCGATCAAGGAACAACATTCCCTGAAATTCCTCACGTCCCATTCCAGCAGTCGCTCATCCCAGCCATCCAGCAGGTTCAGAGCATTTTTGCCATGCGAACACGCTCCCCAGGGGCGGCGATGAAGTTCAGCAACGTGGCAAAGACTGCCGAGGAAGTCCGCTCGCAAAATGAAATCGAAGGCCGTCTTAATGCCGCCTCTGTTGATCTGTTCTTCAACTCGTGGAAAAGCGACTTCCGCGAGGTTGTTCGCCGCGCATGCAATCCAGAAGTTTCAGCGGCGCATCCGGGCGGAAAGGAAATCTTCGAGTTCCGCAAGCGTTGCTTGAAACGCGGGGTTCCAATCGAGGCCATCTATGCTGTGGATGTCGGCTCCATCGAAATCAACCGTGGGATCGGCAAAGGTAGCGCCCAAGATCGCAGAGCTTCGTTTGGAGCTTTGATGCCTGTCATGGGGCAGTTTGATCAAGAAGGGCAGCGCATTCTCCTTCGCCAGTTCACAGCCTCCTACACCGACACGCAGTTCGCCCGTCTTCTCGTTCCTGATGAAGCTGGCACCCGCCCGCCGATGGACCTTCAAATTGCCAACATGGAAAACTCCCTCATGGAGCTTGGCAAACCGGCGCAAATCGAGCCGAATCAGGATCATGTGGTTCATGTCGGAAGCCATCTTGCCGCGCTGGCAGAGGTCAACGGCGCTCTTTCGCAGGTCCAAATTGAGTTGGACGATGCAATCCGCCAAATGTTCCCTGTCTGGCAGCATGCCACGGAGCACATGCAGTTTATCAGTCCTGAGAATCCGCTTTACCCTGAGTTTAAGGCTTCCCTTGAGCAGATTGGCGAAGTCGTCATCAACGGTCAGAAGCACCTCGATGCTGAAGCTCGCAAGGCTCAAAGGGCCGCTGGCGAGGAAGTTGTCGATGGCGGTTCAACGCCCGGCGTGGAACGTCAGGCCGTTGAGGCTCAGACCATGCTTGAGCTGCAAAAGAAGCAGCAAGACCTTCAATTTGATCAGGAGCGCCACCGTCAGGACATGGCATTCAGAGATGCCAAGAACGCCCAAGATTTGCGGCAAAGGATGGCCGAGGCCGCACTGAAGAGTCAGCAAGGTAAATAAACGACAATGGAACTAACACCCAAAATGATCGCGTTTCGCAGAAGCGACGACGCAAGAACGGAACTGGCACGTCTGCTAAATGAGCCAGCACTCAAGCAGGCAATCGAAGTCATTCGCGAGGCAGGAATCCCCAAGAGCATTCCGCAGCTCGATTCAAGGAATCACCCCGACACGGTGGTTGCCCACAAGTTTCACGAAATGGTGGGGATCAATAGCGCTTTGGACGCTCTCTCCCGCCTAACTCTGCCGATGAACGAGCATCCAGACGACCATGCCGAGGAGGAGCCTTTCTCGCACACGCTGCCGAAGCACCTTCAAAAGCTGCCAACTTTCACCAAATAAACGACACCCATGATCCACATCCAAACTCCTCTTTTAAACGAAGTCGCTGCCATTTCTGACTCTGGCGGAGGCAATGCGCCCCAAGTTGACCTTGGAGCCGATGATTTCGCCGCTGAATTAAGCAAGGGCATCGAAGCCCATAACGCTCAAAAGAACCAGCCGGAAGTCTCTCAGGTTGTTGAGCCTGCGAAGAAGGCAGAACCGGTCAAAGAAGAGGCGAAAACCGCCAAAGCAAAGCTGACTGACAAGCTGGCGAACTTGGAAGAACCCGCTGAAGAGGAAGCACAGACCGAAGAGCCCGATTTGCCGCCAGAAGGTGAGCAGAACCCTAAGGCGATGAGTAAATGGAAGCAGCTTCGCGCCATTGAAAAGCAGTGGAAGGAAGCTGAGCCAAAGATCAAGGAGTATGAGGCCAAGATTGCCGAATTACAGAAGGCCAGCGTGCCGCCTGAGTTGGAGACTGAGCTGAAGGAACTTCGTGAATTCCGCGACGTGTACGATCTGCGCAATTCTCCTGAGTTCAAGAAAACGGTATCCGAGCCTTTGGACCGCATTGGCAGCGAAGTGGGAGAAATCGCCACCGAGTTCAAGATTGATCCTTCCGCGCTCCTTGAGGCGATGCGCGAGAAGTCTGAATGGCGTCGCAACATCGCCATTGATAAAGTAGTCAAGATCGCTGCCGACGTGGCACTTGAGGAAGACCGCGAAGTTCCTGCTGGCGTTGCAAATTCGTTGCATAATGCCGCGAATCGCATGCACGCGGTCTGGCAAAAGCAGGCGGAACTCGAAACCAACGCCAACAATCTTCGCCAGTCAAAGGAGCTTTCGCAGAAGCAAAAAGCCGAAGTCTCCACGGTGGAGCAGGAAAAGGCTTGGAAGCAGGCTTCGGAGCAGTCTCGTGGCATCATTGAGTCTAAATTGAGTCCTGTTTTGAAGGGGTTGAACGATGCTGAAAAGACTGAGTTTATGGACGCTGTAAATTCAGCGAGCATTTCAGATGATCCTGTTGAACGGGCTTTCCAAGCCCAAGCTCCACACGTTGCAGCAGTGCTCATCAACCGTTTAAACACGGTCATGAAAGAGTTGGCAGCCGTCAAGAAAGAGCGCGATGGCATTGTTGCCGCCAAGCCGGGAACCAAGCAAAATCATGGCGAACCCGTGAAGCAGGCTATTGGCCTTGAAGATGACGACTTTGCCGCTGAATTACAGGCTGGAATGCGAAACATGTTTGCCTAATTGAGCAAAACAGCCTCGTCGTTCTCAAGCGAGGCTAGAATCTTGTCCAATCCTTCCTTGAAGGCGACAACCACCGCAGGCTTGTTATCGCGGGCATTGTTGTGAATGCAGCATGCCACATTGACCGCCAGCGCCTCAAGGACATCTGGAAAGGTTGGCTCGATCTGTTTTGTGTGGAAATCGAGGTGTTTAGCCAGCTTTTCCGTGAGGATTTCCGATTTGGTTTGTTCGCCCATAAGCAACCGTAAAGTCGGAGGATGCTCTAATCAAGCAAAAATACTCTTGACGGATTCTCAAATTTGAATCAATCTCGTCGCAGAGCTTAAAATCCTTAGTTTTAGGGCTGGTTGCTCGCCAGTGAAAATAACACCATGAGCTATAAATGACTCGTAAGAGTTGGATCGGTTGCTCGCTGATCGTCAAGAAGCGCCACCTAGGCGTGTCAATTTTCTTGCCGCATCGAGCATAATGCAACCGCTGTTGGCAAGGCGCAAAAACCAACATCCACCACCTACTCTTAGACCATTATGGCTAATCTCAATCAAACCTTCGTTTCAGATGCTTCCCGTCTTCAGGGCCGCGTCTATAACCTCCTCCGCGCCACTGGCCGCGTTGCCGCCCTCCTCAAGAAGGAGAACTTTCCTGATGGCATCGGCTACAACCCTGTGACCGTCAACACCCTGCGCTCCAATCCTGTTGGCGGCTCCGGCTGGGTTACGGTTACTCAGGAAGATGGCTCCGGCAATAACTGCCAAGTTGATCCTTCCGTTGTTTCTCCTGCTCTGAGCACTCAGGCTTACACCATCGAGCAGCAGATGACCAAATCCTCGCCGATCTGCTTGACCGATGCTCGCTTCGGCTACCAGTTCCAAGAGCAGGTGATGAACATTCGCACGAACTTCGTTGCGACCATCGTCGATACCTGGGAAAACCGCTCGAAATACTGGTTCCAGTATTACGCGGGCCACAAGATCATCAACAACGCTTCACAGACCGAAGGCACCGGCACTTCGTTCCCGAACGTCGAGGCGACCTATATTGCTTCTCAGGAACAGCTTGATCCCCTTTGGACCCGCATCATGCAGGACGGTGGCGGTGAAGAGCCTTATGCCTACTCCAATGGCGCGGCTTGTATCCCTGCCATTATGTCCCCTGACGCTCACCGCGCAATCATCAAGGGCAGCTCGTCTGTCCGCGAAGACTTCCGCTTCGCGCAGATGGGCAAGGGCTACGAAGGCGCTCAGTTGCTCCAGTCCTGGGGCGTTGACAAGCCCTACGGTGGCTTTATGCACGTCATCGACTACCGCATGCCTCGCTACAACTTCGTGGGTGGCGCATATGTCGAAGTGCCGTATTACACCACGGCTGCTGCCACGGTTGGAACTCAGGTGATCCTGAATCCCGACTACGAAGCCGCGAACTTCGAGGTGATCTACCTCTTCCACCCGGAAGCGGTAATCCGCCAGACTCCGAAGCCCCTTGGCTCCGTTGGTAGCGATACCCGCTTCCTCGCCGCCAATTACAACGGCGACATCATCTGGCGCAACATTCCGAATGAGACGACCAATCTCTTCGAGAATCAAGGCGTGTGGGCCGCACAGCTTATGGCTGCCTGGAAACCAACAGTTAAACGCAACTATGCTTATGCTCTCATGGTGAGACGCTGTAACGTGATTACTGGCACTACCTGCTCCTACTAAGTAGGCAGATCATCAGCCCAGAACTTCTGGTTCTGGGCTGCAATCTGCTTATTCTACACAAGCAAACTCACCGTGGTACTTTTTAGCTGCATTTTCATAAGCCTTGCCTGCTTCCTCGGGAGTCCGAAAGAAGCCGAGATAGATGCGTTTACCTCTCACGCTGATATTGGAAGTATATCCACCCGTAACAGGCCCAACACCTCTTGGAAGACCCTTGAGGCGACTTTTTGGCCTGCCACGGTTAGCGCTGCTCTGACTGGCATCGCACAACCTCAGGTTCTCAATTCGGTTGTTCCACTTGTCTCGGTCAATGTGGTCAATCCAATATCCATCGGGAATGGGGCCGCGAAACATGGTCCAGACAATTCTTTGCACAAGGTACTTGGTGCCGTTGATGCAAAGCTGCTTGTAGCACTTTCTCCCATCAGCCTTCAAAACGCCCCTTCCGGCTTCGGGATTGAAAGTCGAAGCCTTCCACGCTTGGAATTGCCTTGGGTTGGAAAAATCATCAACTGTTCTCGGCTTCCAAGTGAGCAAGCCCGTCTCAGGATTATAGTGCAGCAATTTGTGCAGCAATTCCGCACTGGGAATTTCCTTGCTCTTCACTCCCGTTTGAACCACACTAGCGTCAGCAATTTCAGTCATATTGTCATTTGGTTGATTGAGGTTGTTAGAGCTGATGAGGTGTCGGAACCTTGTCAGCTCGCATTATTTTACACAGCGCCGTCTTTTCGTCCAGAAAAACCTCGCTCTCTCAAGTTTACGTCAATGGTCATGGCTACATAATCATTGACGTAGAGCGCGGAGAGTGTCGTTTCTCTCCGTGCTCACAAATCACACGACCATAAATCCCTATGCTCCCTGCCATCGAAGAAATCTCCACTGAAGAAGTGGTCGCTCCAAAGCCTAAGATGGGCGGCGGAATCAACATTCCAATGCCAAAAGGGTTCAAAATCCCCCAAGGCAAAAAGGACGGCGACACCATCGAAGTCATCGCCAAGGTTCGTCCAATGGGAGGCAAGCTGATGGTCGAATCCCTTGATGGCTTTGAGCTTTCCAACGCCGAAGAAGAGGCGACGGAAGAAACCGAGTCTGAAGATGAAGCCGTTGACAAGGAGGCCGCTAAGGAGCTTGGTCAAGCCGAGGACGAGGACGAACAGTTTGCTTCTGAGCTTTCCTCTGCTATCCGTCAAATGAAATGAATGCGTATCCCTACTCAAGCTCAACTGCGATTGCCAATGCGCTGACTGCGCTGGGAACTACCGCTATCGCGTCTGACGACACTCTCCTGCTTCAACAAGCCGTGGTTCTCGCGGCTAACCTCATCTCCTAATCACATGGCCTCCCCCTACGCATCCTCTGCCAAAATCGCTGCCGCTGAGGCCAAACTAGGAGGACCGATTGCCCAAGACAGTTCGCTGCTCCTAAAGCAGCTCGTTGTTGCTCTTGGGAACGTCACTGGCGGCGGAGGCGGCGGAGGCTCAGGCACCGTAACTTCAGTCGCTCAATCCTTCACTGGCGGTCTGATTTCGGTCGCTGGATCACCGATCACCACTTCCGGCACGCTTGCTTTGACCGTGGCTGGCACTTCTGGCGGCATCCCTTACTTCTCCTCTGCCTCAACTTGGGCCACATCGTCTGCTTTGGCCGCGAATGCCATCATGGTAGGCGGCGGAGCTGGCGCTGCCCCATCTACCGTCACCACCGGAACTGGCGTTTTGACGGCGCTTGGCGTGGCGGTAGGCAGCGCAGGAGCAGTCGTTGTAAACGGCGGAGTGCTCGGAACACCAAGTTCAGGCACGTTGACCAACTGCACAGGGCTTCCGGTATCCAGCGGCATTTCCGGTCTTGGGACTGGCGTCGCTACTGCTCTGGCTATCGCAGTCGGTTCCGCAGGCGCTCCAGTCCTTTTTAATGGTGCTCTCGGAACACCTTCGAGCGGCACGTTGACGAATTGCACCATTCCTGCATCTGGCCTTTCAACCACTGTCCCTGCTTCTAAAGGCGGTACTGGTGTGGCAAATGGCGCATCCTGCACGCTCACCCTGCCGAATGCTGCTACTACCATTTCCACTGGCGGGACGATTGCCCTTGGAGGATTCACGCTGACGGTCCCTGCTACGGGAACTGCTGCGCTTTTGGCTACCGCGAATGCGTTCACGGCGGCACAAAGCATCACGGCTGGCACGAATTCAGCCACTCCTGCGGCAGGTCTGACGGTTCAGAATACTACGGCGGCAACAGCAGGCACTCAAAGCGCCTCGCCTTATACTGTTTGGACAGGCTACGGTTGGAAAACAACCGCAACCGCTGGCAGTCAAGATTGCAACTATCGAGCTTACGTCCTGCCTGTGCAAGGTTCCGCGAACCCAACAGCCAATTGGGTTTTGCAGCGCTCCATTAATGGCGAATCCTTTGCTGACGCTATGACGATCAGCGGTGCTTACAACAATGTTGACACAACATTAACACTCAATGGAAGGTTTGGCACAGCGCTATCGCTGGGGACGAATGGCCAGTACGGAACACTCAGTCTAAACTCGGGCGGTTTCCTCATTTCCAACGGAGGCACCGAAAATTTCTTTATCAATGGTTCCGGTCCTATTGTCGGTTCAAACCAGTATTACGCATGGACCTCTGCCAGCGGAAACCCACGCGGAACCGCTGATACATGGATTGGCAGAAAAGCCGCCGCCTCGGTCCAGCTTGGGCAGGATGCCGCTGGCGTCACCAACCAGCTTCTAACCGCAGCAAACCGCATCACTTCCGATGGCGTTGGTGCAAACCTCACCATCGCGGCTGGCAATGGTCGTGGCGCTGCTGGCGGCTCACTGATTCTCTCCACCTTCACGACTGCTGGAGCAGGCACCGCTGGCACACAAACAGCCCGCATCACGATTGATACCGCAGGGGTCGCCTTGCACTCGAATTGCGACTCCGCCCCTGCCGGAACCCCATCAGGCGGCGGCTACCTTTACGCTGAAGCTGGGGCGCTCAAATGGAAGGGTTCCAGCGGAACAGTAACAACCATTGCAGCAGCCTAATCCTATGACTATTCCAATCATCATTCCAGACGAAAGCCTGCCAGCTTGGCAGATGGCTCTTGACGCTTACAATCAGGCGGCGGTCAAACCGCTCACTTTAGCTGAATACGTCAACGACATCATTGTTGGCTACCAGACGACTGTAAATGTGGCTGCTTATGAGCAGGCCGAGATGCAGAAATTGATCCCACTTGGACAGAAATATCTCGCCGCGCCTCCCTCCGTTCAGGAGCAGGTCGATCAGGCATTGCAGCCTTACTCATAATTCGAGTTGCCAACCCAAGCAGAGCATTTACGGTAAAGCCGTAAGCTATGACTACCACTGAAGAAATCACTTGGCTCAAAAACGAAATCGCCGGACTTGAAACGCCAATTCGGCAGCAAACCCTTCTCCTGAAAGCATACAAAGCTGGCGGAGAGGCCACCAAAGAGGCTTTCGAGAAAACCACTACGCTCCTTGGCGGTTTGATCGCTGCGAAGGAGAGCCTTGAAGAGGACTTAAAGACCGCCGAATCTCAGTCCTGACAACCACGCCATGACAACCGCATGCAGACATTCGATGAGCTGGATTCAACGTGGCGGAGATGCCTGTTCGACGAGTCGCCTATCGGTATGGTCCTGGTTGCTCCTAATCATCGGTTTATCCGATCTAACGGCGCGTTCAACAGCATTGTTGGTTACAGCCATTCTGAACTTTACGTCAGAACATGGCAGTCCATCACACATCCCGACGATGTATCAGGAGATCAGTCCGGCGCGGAAGAACTCAAGCGTGATCAGAAGTCTGACATCTACACCGTCACTAAGCGCTACATCCACAAGCGAGGGCACTCAGTATGGGTTAATCTCCATGTCAGGGCGGTCTGGTTCAACGATGAATTCCACTCCTACTTCGTCATCGCCATCCCCTGCCCAGAGCAGGCGGAGCACAGAATTACCGTCACGCCAAAGCAAAGCGTCTTCGACTGGATCAAAGCAAACCCAAGAGACGCAATGCTCATGGGAGGAGCCGCCTCCTTGATCATCGGTCGCGACACCTTGCTGGAAATCGTCAAAGCACTCCTGAGCAAATGAGAACCGTCTTCATCGCAATCAACGGCATTCTAACCAATCCAGGGGATTCCGAAGGCTGGACTGATCGGTTCGTCACTTGGGTGAACACGCGCCTCCCTGATGGCGTTGTGGCCGAGAAGTTTGAGTACGCCACTGACGCACTGTTTCGCCGCGTAAGGCAGCGTGAACGTGCCGACGCCATTGCCAAGAAGGTTGGCTACTACCGCCGTGCCCTCTACCGGGTTGTGCTCGTGGGCCACTCAAACGGCTGTGATTTGATCGCCCGAGTGATGGAATCTAGCGGACAGGACATCGACGCCTGCCATTTGTTTGCCCCTGCTGCTGAAGATGAGGACTTTGCCCAAGCCATCCGCGAAGGATTGGTTCATCGCATTCACATTTACGGCTCCAAGAACGACAAAGCGTTGCGATTCGCGCAGGCTACAAAGCCACTGATTAGCTGGCTTGGACTCGGCTACGGCAGCCTTGGGCTTCGCGGGAAGGAGTTTGCTGCTCAATTCCAGCACACGGTCAGAGATCACTCCAACGACTGCTACGGGCATTCAACATGGTTCCAACGCGGAGCAATTTTCGAGGACACCATGAACATGCTGACAGCCAACGATAAGGCAGACCTCCCGCCATGAGGCCGTTTCTCCCCATCGCTCTGTTCATTTCCTCGTGCTCGGCAATCAGCCAGCAGCAGATTGAGGCTGACATCCTCAAAACAGCAGCGGCGGCAGGCGAAGGATTCCTCGTTGGCGGGAAGGCTGGAGCCATCGCTTACGGAACGCGGCAGGAAATCAAGAATCTGCATGCGTTGAGCGCAAAGCAGCCAAAGAAGGTGACGCCATGAAGCGAAGATCACTCGTCAAAGGCATTGCAGGTTTATTTGCAGCGCCAGCCATTCCAATTAGCCAAACTCAATTAGTTGACGGCATCAATCCTGCCTATCTTACGGCGGCGTATGAGGATGTTGCGATATTCGATCAGGCCGCTTGGGATCGCATTCATTCCGCCATGTTTACTGCACTTGCTAGGCAACCACTATTTAACTATGAAAATGGCAAATACATAAACCTTCCAAGAAAATACTCAACATGAGCGCATTTATCCTAACACCTCTAGTGATTACCTCCATGTTCTTGATCGTATTTGGAGTATTCTACATCCTGAGGAACATGAATTGACATCCTCCCCGGCATGAAGGCCGAGGTTTCAAACCCAAGGGATTTTGATGAAATGAGCTACAAATATCTTCTATCCTTCGTCAAGAATCGCGGAACGCCGCCTACTTCGTTTCTCGACACGCTGATTGCATGGGCTAAGACGGCAGATGACGATATTTTCGCTCCGAACAACGAGCGAGACGACGTGATGACTCTGCTTAAGCCGCTTCTAGGCCCGTGGACAGACCCATTGAGCCGCAAATGCGCCATGCTTGAGCTTCTGCGCGTTCTGGCAGGCTTTGAATCATCGTGGCACTGGAATGAGGGCGTTGACCTGACAAACGCCAGAAGCCAGTCTGACGCCAAATGCGAGGAAACTGGCATCTTCCAAGTGAGCTACGACTCAGTTGCGCACAGCGACGATCTTCGTGCATTTCTCATCTCCAACGGAGTTCAGAATGCTCACCAGTTCATCGAGGCGATGAAGAAGGATCACTTTCTTGCCATCGAGTACTGCGCAAGGCTGCTTCGTGTGAGCTACAAATGGGATGGGCCGATCAAGCGTGGCGAGATCAACTCGTCTTTGAGCCGGAATGCGATGGCTGAGTTCCGCATGATCTTGACCAACTTGAGCAAATGACAACCGACTACGAGCGCATCAAGCTGCATTTCGAGAGCACAGCGGTTTGCAGGCACAAGCAAAAGCCGAAGCTGCATTGGGATGGGATGCCGTACATCGAATGCGATCTTGGCGACCAGTGCAAGTGCCTCGCTCACGATGGGGAAGGTATCAAGCTGACTGAGTTTCTGGCGGGGTGGATAGGACGTTTCTCCAAATAACATCACCTTGATACGCTATTGTAGCCAACGTAAACGGTGCGTCATCATATCCTTCATCGCCTGGATTAATGCGTCTAGGCCATAGACCCTTGAGCGGCTTTGGGTGATTGGTGATCCAGTTCATTTTGAGGTTCATCAGCCATTTGTGAAAGCAGTTTCCCAAGCAAGCCAAACAAATAAGCCGCCTCCGGCTTAGGAAGCAAAATCGCATGACCGTGGCTGCATTCTTCATCCGTTGCCACCAAAAGTCTGATAGCGGCGTTTTCAGTCCGTTTCTCATGGTTTTCAAAATGATAAGGATACAGGCTGCAATCAACGCGCATGCCAGATTCGTTATGAATTCTTGTGGATGATCCGCAATGGGTTAGCTTTACTATTCTCATACCTTCTCTCCAAAAATGAGTCTTCTCTTCGGCATCGCAACTTTCTCCACAACTTTCTCCTTTGGCAGATTATACGGCACGCGATTCTTGATGCTCCAAGCGTGAAAGTCGGAGTTGTTGCCTACGCTGGAATTGCACATGCAGGAGCCGTCAAAGAGAGAGCGGCCTGCGTTCCAGCATGCGGGGCAGAGGTTCATGCAAAAATACGTTTTGGCGTTGATAGCTTTTTGCGAAGATGGCTCATCAAATGATCCCATCCGCATTCAACCGTTTTGCCTTGAGATAAAACGCATATTCCATTCATGCGCTTTCCTTGTTGAATAGTCCAGCGCCTCACCATGCCATCAGTGAATGCCATTGCAGCATCCCCAACATTTCCCCAGCGGGCACCCGGCAAGGTTTCAGATCGCGCTGCATAGACATCCGCTTTAGCGCCTTGGCTGCATGCGCTTTGGCAGACGTTTTCGGCGTCCATGATCCGCGTGTTTTGCGCCTAATTCTCATGAGAATCAGATAATGCTTTGTTAGGACACTTCGCGTTTGAGCCATTCGGCCCAATCGGTTGTCCATTGGTTCGAGGCTATGATTTGAGCGCGGATTTCGTTCGCGCTCTTAACGGCGTGAGTTTCATCTTCCGCCCACATATTGAATCCGACGCTTTTGCCGTCGCCATACGGAGACCACTTCCTTTTCGGCATTGATGACGCATCCTCGATTTTGCATTCACCCACGTTTCCGGCGGCATCCATCTTGACGTAGTAGCGGAGCATCCCTGGAGGGTGTTCTGGCAGGGCGTCGAGGTCATATTCCTCGATGTCGTTTTCACTTGCGTAGAGTTTGTGTGCTTCTTCGGCCTTTTCCTTCGTCGAGTAGATGCCCTCGATTCGATAGTCCGAGTAGCTTCCGTTTGTGACTGCGTATATTTTCATTTGGTTTGTCGTGTCCTAACCATGCGTCGCAGCCAATGCCGGTTGGCCGCGTCAGTTGCATTTCTACCGTCCAGTTCCGGCATGGCTGGACTTATCGTTAAAAAATCCACGAGCCTTTTTAAGCCATGCTCAGGGCGGATTGCTTACTCAAGCTCGCTCTTGAACCAGTTCAGAGCGCGCTTCCACATGGGCAGCTTGATCGGAACGGCTGTCTGAGCGTCGAAATGCGAGGCCGTGTGAATCCAGCTTCGCGTGATCACAACTTCAGGAGGTTTCCTTGTGATGTTTTCAACGCGATACCGGCGCATCTCAGCCATCTCTTTCGTCTCCTCCTTGGCCTTGAGAGGCTTCGGAGCTTGCTTTTGCATCGGAACAAACACAATCGGCTGGTTCATTGTCATTGCGGCAACGGACAGACGTTTGCGAGTCTCCAACGGCAGAT